AGCAGGGTGGTTTTGCCGGCGCCGGCCTCGCCTGTGGCTTCAAGGAACGGAAACGACTGGTAGCGGCTGCGGATCTGTTCAGCAAACAATGAGCCAAACCAGAACGTCAGCGCGACGATTCCCTGCGCGCCAAAGCACTGCCACAGAAGGCCCAGCCACTGTTGGTCGTAGTTTTTACCGTCCTTCTCCAGATCGATCTTCACACCCTTTTGCAGGGTCTTGAGTTTCAGCTTGCCCATCTCAAAAAACTCCTCTTCGTTGATGTGGATGACCTGGCCTTCGCGGACGGCTACGTCGTTGAATACGTAACAGTGGTATTCCTTGCTGTAGCCCACGTAGTCGATGGTCTGAACGGTCTTGATGCCGAAAAGCTGGTCTTTCATAAGTTTGTCCAACTGTTGTCCACTGCCGGTGAACACGGCCCCGGCGCCCATGCCGAGAAGTCTTTTTTTGAATTCGCTGGCGGCAGCGACCTGGCCGCCGGTGAAGGTGTTTTTCACTGATCCACCGTCGTGGGGGAAGTCGACGCGGAAGAAGTACCAGGACTCGTCGGTGATCTCGTTGCGCTGGAAATAGAGGGCTTTGGGGTAACAATTGGCGATTTCGACGACGCATCCGGCCACGTTCAGGGCCTTCTCCCGCAGCTGCTTTTCGTTCAGCACCTGGGCTTCCTGGTCGTCGCTTTTCTCCAACGCCTGCTTGGCGCTGTTGTATTTCGCAAGGTCCAACTTCCACCAGTACAGGCGGGAGTCGAAGCAGAAGTGAAACTCCTCGCGCTCGCGCCACTGGTACATGAGCAACGCCTTGTCGCTGGCACTGTCTGCTATCAGCAGGGCGCCCTGGTGGCGGGCTTCCTTCAGGTCTTTTTCGATGCGTTCCGCACGGGCTTTCTCGTCGTCGATAAATGCCCAGCGCTGATGCAGATCGTTCCAGTCAACCTTGCGTGCATCCGGCTGCGTGACCTGGGCGGCGTCGCAGGTAAAGCCGAGCTCGCGGGCACGTTTCACCCAGGTGCGGGTGTATTTGTGAGCGCCTGGCTCGTTGTCCAAGGCCCAAACCAACTTGGGAGTTTTGCCGCCGCGAGCGGTGATGAGCGCCTTCAGCGATTCTTCTGGAAAGGCGTTAGATGACAGGGCTGCGACGGCCGATATACCGTTTTGAATGAGCGCAATGGCGTCGAAGATGCCTTCAACAATCCAGAGTTCGTTCACCTCCAACAGGTCCAGGCAAGGCGGGCACCACCAATGCCCTCGGTAGCTCTTGAGGGGTTGGAACCGGGCTTTCTTCTTGCCAAAGCGGGAGGGCTGATCAATCAGGCGCTCCCAGTAACCGCCATGCTCCAACGGAAACCGCACGGTTGCAGAGCCGATGTTCAGGTCGCGATCGAAGTAGCTTTCCTGGGTGTACCAGCCCTCAATGAGCTCCAGACGGAAACCCCGTGCGAACGCCAGGTAAGCCTGGGCACTGGCGGCTGGCTGGTCACTGGTAGCCGGTGCGCGCTTGCTCCAGTCGTCGAATAGGTCCGGGTACAGCTCTTTTGTTGGAGCCATGTACCGGCACTTTTCCTCACGGCCACAGCGTATGAACCACGGCTCATCGTGACGCGAGAACAGGCGTTTCTGATTGCACTGGGGGCAGGTGCCCTTGCGCATGTAATGCGTGCCGGTCATGTGCTGAAGGCCGTAATCGGACTCCAGACGCTGAAGTACATCAGCCCGGATTTTGTCTTCCATGGGCTTACGTATCACTGCGGACGCTCCGCAGTCGGCACAACGAGCTGCTTCTTCAGTTCGTGGCGCGTCTTACCAATGCCTGCCAGGTACGGGTAGTCGGCAAGCACTTTTGGCCCGCGCTGGCCGTTCGGTACATTCCGGTAGCGATCGGAGTACCAAATATCAGCCATGGTGACTTCGTACTGGTTGGTCAACCACAATAGGTAGTGCTGCGCCTGCTGCTCGTCCAGCTCAAGTTTTATGGTGATTTTGCTCATTTCGGCCACCAGTAAGTTGCAAATTTCCCCTACCCACGCGGTGCGGGCATCCATCAGGGATTGGTTTCGGGTTAGTGCGGGAGGTTGCGAGTCAGCAGCAGGCGTGTGGGAAGCAAGCGCGCTGAAACGGGGTGTCGCTGTTGGGTGCAGTTGTCGAGCAGCCAGATGACCGGTCGAAACGGGCCGCTATTTGGGTGAACGCCAAGCCAGGCAACGCGCTTGCAGGTCATGCTTTCGAACTCGGCAACGGCCAGTTCAGCGATGCGTTGCACCAGGTGCTGGGGGACTTCAAGCGACAGCGTCAGGTAGCGGGTGCAGTTCTCCAGCAACTGCGTGTCTCCGGCCAGATGCTGGCAACGATGGCGGTACAGGTAGGCCACCGCCGCCTGCTGCATCGCGGCGCGGTAGTCACTGGCGGGGTTGGTAGTCAGGCTAATAGCGTTCATGCGGATGTGGCCTCCATATCCAGTTGATCCAACAGATCGGGTTGATCGTTGGCTGTTTTCATTGCCTGGCGACGAATGACCACATCTGCAACTGGCAGCTTTACCGCCGGGTTGGGCATGCCGCTGGGGCTCAGCTCGTGGGTCATTTGAAATTCAGCACGTCCCGCCCAGCCGCACGCCTCGTTGGTGCACTGCAGGTAGGTGATACGTAGGAAAATGTGTTGGCCTTCGCTGGTGCGGATGCGCATGCGGCCGTGGCAGTGGGGGCAGACGAGTTTGTACGTGCTCACTGGACAGCTCCCTGGCTGTAGAGCTGGATTGTCGCGAACACCTCGGCGTAGCGGGCCGACATGTAGGCGATCAGGGCGGCGATGATCGCGTCGGCTTCACGCTTTTCGATGACCCCGTCGTCCAGGGCGGTAGACATGATCTGGTCGACCTTGCCCCGCTGGGCCGAGGCCTTGAGCGAGCGACTGTACAACTCCACGTTGTCCAGGCTCTCCGGGACGCTCAGCGGAACGAACATGCCGCCGTACATTGAAGCGATGTAGTCGGCCAGGAATGTGGTCCCGGCGACTTGCTCCAGACGATGAATGTGTTCATCGGTCAACGGGCGGCTGCCGGCGTTCTCGTAGGCCTGATTGTCGAACTTCTTCAGCGGCATGCCGAGATCTGCCGAGGCGTACATCCGACCGCCTGGGTAGGCGCCGATGACGGCCATAACGACGCTCTTTCTGCTGTCTAGAACTGGGCGTTTCATCTTCTGGTTTCTCCCTGGAGTCGTCGCCCCTACAGTCATTTCATACGGCCTGTGCTGAGATTTGCTCGGTGGTGTCCGCAAGGATTCCCGGCAGCACTTCCTTACCTATTACTCGCGACAGGTCTTGCAGGATCTGGAACGTCAACCGGCCACGAGGCAGCTTTTTGTTGCCAGCCCAGCGCTGAACCACTTGCGTCACCGTGCGCACTTCATAGCCGTGACTTAGGGCGAACTGACGGAAGTTGCTGCCGCGCTCAATCAGCCGTGCTTGGATCTGACGCTTTTCCATGGCTTGGCTCATGGTTGATGTGTTCCTAGTTGGTTAAGATGTACTCATTGCGCATAAGCCTATTTATTCTATTCAAATAAATCAAGTGGTATTTATTCAAAATGCAGAAAAAGTCTCTCGACGCCGTGCTTGAACGCTTGATGACGGTCTTTACCGTTGATAGCGATAGCGAGCTGGCGCGTAAGCTGGACGTTAATCGACAGACGTTGGGAAGCTGGCGTAGCCGGCAGTCCATTCCTTATGCGTTATGCGTAAACGTAAGCGAGGCTGAAGGCGTTTCGCTGGATTGGCTGCTCACTGGGGAAGGGGCAATGTTGCGAGGTGGTTCAGTGGCGCAGACTGTTTCGCCAGTCACTAGCCCTCAGGAAGACGCAATTCTGGCTTTGTTCCGGTCCTTGGAAGAGACCGACAGGCGGGAGATACAGAGCGCTGCTGAAGAAAAGAAACGCATAAGGGACATCGAGCAGCGCCTAAAGGATTTGACTGAAGCCCTTGCCGATTCCAAACGGCCAGCATAATCTGTACCTATTAGGAATGGATTGGTCCGCTATGGAGGGCCGAGTTCCGCGCTGATATTGATGCACAAGCTATTGTGCAACTGACCAGCGGCCTCTCAGAAGACATAAGGACGTGTTGATGTGCAATAAATCAAATTCTCCGAAGTGTTTTGCGTTAGCCGTGTAATTTTTGATCATGAAAAATGCTCAAATGTGCCGCGTGAAACTTCTGATTGAAAATAGAAATATAATTATTTATTAGATGATTAGAATTCCGGAATTTACCGTGAATGGCGGGGGAGATTTATGGCAGGGCTTGAAGAGTTTTTAGCTGGATTGGAAGGCAGGCTTAATATTCATACAGTCCAGCAGATTCTACGAGTCAATAATTTATTGTCCGCGCGGAGTTGGTCTGAGCTTCATATGATAATAAAAGGGGCTGTTGCTAAAAACCCCCTTATCTTAGAAAAGCTAAACGACGCTTTGCAGATGCAACAAATTTGTGATCTTAAAGCGGTATCTTATTTTTTAGTGCCTCCAGGTCACGCGGACAACATTTTAAAAAGTATCCGTGACGTTAGGGTTGTACCTTCGGATATGAGCGCAGCTTTTCCGTTGGTTGTAAGCGCGGATCTCCTCGCAAAGGATAATGGCGCTCTAAAGATCATTAAGGCTTTTAGTGATGATACTGGTGCCGGAATAATACTTTCAAGGGTTCGCCGTTTTACACTGAGCAATGATATTTTGCGCGATAATTTCTCTCAGGAGCTACGAGATCAATTTCCGCTAGCTGAAAAACTTATCGAAGTAAAAGCCTATGATAGGCAGACGTTTGATGTTGTTTATTTTAATCGGGTCAAGTCGATAATCGAATTGCGTGCAGATATGACTCGTGATACTGGAATGCCACAAACTAGTGGGCAGCTGAAAAAGTCGGTCGATGATTTAAAGTTTTTTTCCCAAAAGCTATTGACGACTTTTTCAAATGGTTTCGTGCTGGGTACACCTATAAACTTGCTTCCCGTTGCTAAGGGGTTGTACACGGACATGTCTGGAGCGATAAAGCGTATTGGATTTGCTACCGAGACGGAGTCTGTCAAACGTGAGACAATGAAGGCCGGTGTCGATCTTCGGAGTGAGTTGTTCCACAAAACTGGAGCTAAGGCGATTGACCATAAAATGTCAATTTTTGAGGTGGCAATTCAGTGGCACCGTATGGATATAGATAAAGTCGATAGTAAACCTGAGCTGCATATTCCAGGAAGTTATAGGGACTATGTGCAGATAGGTGCGCGAACCGACTATGCTATTGTCAAAGGGATGCGTACTTATGATGATTCTAACTTTGTGCTTAATAAGATAATTTCCTATAAACCATGATTTCTAAAACTCTACTATTTCAAAAAATCGAGTCTGAGGTCGCGCACCTTAAGATAGATTACTGCTGTAAAGAAATAGTGGAGTTTATTCTGTCGTCTCAAGAGAAAAAGCCTGTATTTAGCTATTCGGACTTTGTTAATGTTTTGGGTGGGGAGTGCTCAATTGAGCAGGTTCAGCTTTGTTTGAACTTTCTGAAGTCGAAGCCGATCAATCTTGTTGAGCAGTGTTATCGATACATTGATGATGACGTGATTTATGAAGTTTCTGTGGACGAACTTCAAGCAGCGTTCATGAATGGTTCTCTCAATATTGAGGATAGAGGCTATCCTGATCGCGATTATCAGTCAAAAGTTTATGTTGTCTTCGTTGCGGATAAAGCGGTGGTCGAGGAATGAATCCATCTATCGCCGATATTTTGAGTCTTTCTGATGATAACCCAGTTAAGCAAGCTCTTTTGAGCGCAGGAATTGGGTGCTTGTATGATGATTTTTGTAATAGGGTAGAATCAGCCATTTTAGAAGGTATTATTCATTTCGAGGATAATAAACCTTATTTTAAAGGTCTGGGAGAGGATGCTTTAACGGTTACCTTGGCATTTGGCTTAAAAATGAAAGGTT